GCTCCACTCCGCCACCCGCCTCTTTGATGGCGTTAATCTGGGCTTTTCCAATCGTCTCTATATTTTCGGCTGCCTCTGCGGCTGTGGCCTGTACATTCTGGACCTGCGTTGTGCCCTCTGCCCGTACTCTGGATACCTGGGTGTCTCCGGCGGTATTTACTCTTGTGGTCTGGGTCTGACCTGCGTTGTTTACGTCGGCTACGGCTTGCTGTGCGGTCAACGTAAAATCGTTCTTTATCTTCTCCGTGTCCTGGGCTGATTTCTTAGCCGCCGCTGCTTCTGCTTTTGCTGCTTCAAGCGTTTTGATTGCATCCTGAGCCAGTTCCTCAAACATTCCTTCCAGTACCGTTGATTCATTTTCACTGGGTATTCCATCACCGCTTACACTTTTATATACATAGAGATTAAAAGAAAATGAGGATACTACATCCTCACCACTCACAAACTCTATCATACATATAGCACTTCCAAACTCCGCAAGTGTCTGATTAGTTAAAGGTACGAATACAGCTTTATCCACAATCCGACAGTCATTATACACAACCTTTTTTGACGGCTTAACCACCCATACGCGTGCTGATACACCTTCTGGTATTTCCCAGTCAATTACTGTACACTCTATTTCCCTTCCAGTATCTCCCTGCATTGCGTAAACGATAGGAGTGATCCGCTTATGCAAGACACTAATCTCAATCTTTTTTACTGCTTTCATGCATTACCTCCCAAAATATATGCGTCCACGTCAAGTGCCTATAGCAATCCATACCAATGTTGTTTCTGTCGTATTCGTTCTCGTGACGTATGCGTCAAATCCAGATTTTGTATTATTAGAGGCGCCAACGCCCAGGACATTTGTGCCTGGGACGGACGTAACCGGAGTGACTGTGACATATGGCTGGCTTTTAAATGGTTTCGGAAAATCCACATGCGCCATTGTGGGTTTGTTGGCTACCGGAACAATACTCACCCTGCCCCCTTGGATCGTAAAACCTCCCAGCTCATCTTTTATCAGTCCCTTTATCACAGACCACTTTATTTTTTCTGAGTCCTTACTCAGAGTCCTTATATAATCATCATCTGCTAACACAGTTGCTTCTTCGAGTTCCATTTCAGGTGTCATTAGTATATTTGCTTCCACATCAATCACCTCCCAGTTTGTTTTTCTGGATATATTCCCGGATCGCGTTAATATGATCCGATAAAGTTTGGTCTACAGCGTAAAAGCTTTTCTTATTGTTATCACTGATGGGTTCTCCAGTGTCTTTATCTACCTCGCTGTAAGTGTAGGATATCCTGTCACTCCCCTCAATGTTCATGACCATAAAACTACTAAGTCGTTTCATAAAACAAGCCCTCCTGTTCTTCGATTATTTGTGCAACTTCCGCAACGTATTCTTTCTCATAAACACCCAAGATTGCTTCTACATTTTCTTCTTCAAAGTCAGCATTCTCCAGACGCATGCATTCAAAATCTTTTTGTTTCGCCTTGATCTCCCAGGCAAATTTTAGGTTTTCTGTACCACGGACAATAAAATAGGAAGGACACTTCTCTCCTACCCAAATATCTCCCGGTCCTTCTTTTTGCAGAAACACCTGGTACTCAATGCCTGTTGCTACGGTCTCTGCAAACACATCGTCCAGAGAAACGCAGCACTCTCCATTTTCATCTGTTACTCCCTCGCCCAAATCTCCAAACATCGGGGTTGCCATCTCATAGCAATATTGTAGCCTCCGGGAATAATTTTCTGTTTTCACGATCCTGCTTTTTGTTCCTGACGCTGTAAAGGTCCCGCTGACTTTTAATGGGCCTTTTACATCCAGACGCGGTTTGATCTCAACGTGTCCTGTGTCATAACTGCTTCCGGTTGAGTATAATCCAATCTGGGCATACTTTGCCGAACTCGATCCTGGTTCCGGATAAGCCGAAAGTTTCATGTATGTAGGATATATATTTATAACCGTTTTTGTATCTGCGCATTTTATATCCATTCTTTCTGATGGTCCTTCTATATATCCCTTATTTGATGTATCTGCATGTATCTGGACCGCGGAACTTTCGTATCCTTGTGGATACACCCTTAATCTCGAACCACTCGACGAAGAAATTCCTGCTGGATATCCTACATCCGCAACTGTCTGTATGCTCTGCCCTGTGTCTGCGCTTACCATCTTACTGCAGGCCAGTACGTTATTGTCCAAGTCGAAATAAACCCTACCATTTTTCGATGCAATTTTACCGATCCGCATGTACGTTCCATTAATGTACAGCTGGCCGCCGGACATATAAATCCCCTGCAATGCCCCATTTTTTGTGAGCAGGCTAAAGATATCCTCGTGCGTCAGTGCATCCACATCTACCACAACTGCAATGCTCTGCATATCCAGCATCTGTGTTGTGCCGCCTGCGGCGTATAAAGTACAACGCAGAGCTACAACATCCCTTGGTATCCCAATGGCTTTTCCACTTGCGGTAGCTATTATCCCTCCTGCAGACGTTGCAAGGGCAGAATACAGGCTGTGAGTGATACTGGGTTCATTTGCACTGGATGTATATACAGTTGTCCATGTTGCTCCATCCAACGATTCTTCGATCTTGAACCGTCCCGCATATTCCGTTCTGGCTGTGCCGGTTCCATCCCGGTAATAGGCGCTCAGAGTAATGTAGTTCGGTGCCATTGAATTATCCTGGCTGCGTTTTACTACCAAGGTGGATGCCTCCATAAAATATGTGCGGCCGGGCGCACCATTTTCTCCCGGGATCCCTTGTGCTCCCGGTTCTCCATTCTTCTGTTTTGCTATATTGAACCGTTTCGTGACGGTAAACAACCCCAGATACGCCGCTGTGATATCCACCCATCCGGTGTCTGCCGTTAGGGCTGTCACCGTATATATCTTTGTAGGGTTATCCCAGGATCCTGTTACTCCTGCGGATCTCTGTATTGTGTATTGGCATGATGCAGTTACATCAATCTGCCCGTATAATACCTGGACAGTTGTTTGGACAATTGGGAAAGTGGCATAGTTTCCCTGATAGTCCGTGGGGATGCCCTGATATTCGTTTCCGAGTATCATCGTTATGTTTCGCACAGTCTCAAGCTTTTTATTGACATATTCCTCTATATTATCATCATCTACGAGAAAAGCTTCGGAAGAAAGCCTAAACTCTCCAGTATCCAGGTTCCAGAAATTACGGCCAGTCTTGTCCGACAGGAGACCGGCAATGATCGCATCTGCTACAATTCCTTTTGCTGTTATTGCAGTTCTCCAGTTCCAGTCCCTTCCGTCTGCGGTTCGCTCCGTAGCGATCTGTAAGCCCTGGCTGCCGAATATCATACAGCCGTATAATTCCGATTCTGGGTCCAGGTCGGATATTTCAAAGGCTCTTCCATTTACTTTCTTGGCAACCGTACTCTGCAGCCGCAATTGTGTATATATACCATCCAATATTCCCTGTACTTTTTCTGCCATTAAGGAACCATCCGGGCGGATAATCTTATCCACTCGGTCAAGCGTTGACGAAATGTCATTAAAATAATTGTATGTAAATTCGCCAATATCTACCGAAGAGGTTATCTCTCTTATGCAATCATATTCCAGTTCAATTACTCTAGCATCAGTTACAATCCCCAGTCTTGAATGTTCAAGATGCACTGTATCTCCAAGTGAAACATGTTCAAGTTCTTCATACTCCTTATATGCCTCTGTATTTTGTAGCAGAAGAATCTTGACTGAGATATTGACCTTTGGTTTATCAACGCCTTTTATTGAAAATTCTTCATTGCATCGGCGAACCAACTCAGCCTGAAGTTCTTCCATAGTATCGACTATGGTTACTCCATTCTCTTCGTCATTTTCATTCGCATCGGCACGAAGTTTTATATCCTCATATTTTATTACTTTTGTGTGGACCACAGGATAATTTGAAATAATAGGTGAATCCACCCAGGGCGCTTCACCTGGCAGCATATATCCGTTAAATGATTTGGGCACAATTCTTGTAATTACGTCCATATCTACTTCTTCGGAAATACCATCCTTTATAATATTTTTCCCATATAAAATATTGACTCCGTAATCGCCGCCCACACGATTATTGATTATTACCGTGTAATTGTCGAAAAGGATTTCTCCTCCCCACCGGTTAATAAAGGAATTAGCATCATCTCCATTAATCGCCTCTATCAGATTTTGCGTTTCATAATATGATGTGCACGCTTTTGTTATATCGGATTTCCCTGAATATTTAGGGTTCTGGGCGCACATTATGTCAAGGGCATCCTGCCCGTTTTTTCCCGTAGGCCTGACATCTTTCAAAAAGCAGTCATTTCTAGCATCCATGAATATCGGTTCTGCTGTGACACTTATATGCGTATCGGTCTTTATTTTATTGGAAATTCTGAATAACTGCTCGCCATTAAAACTAGGCGCCTTTATTACAGCATAATCTACAATGCTTTCCCACCGCCCATCTGTATCAAGCGGATGTTCCATTTCTAGTATCCATTGGCCGTTGAGGGTTGCCTGTACAGTACATTTGGTCGGAAATAGTACCATATCACCGTTTTGGGAAAACTTTATATTTTCTGGTTCATATATTTGTATCATGCTTTATACCCCCAGTGCGGTATTGTACTTACTGTAAATCCAGACGAAATTGAAATATTATTTTCACCATGCGGCAGCCACAAATCATCATACTTACCAGTTACAGAAGTATTCTTTAGCTCGCCATTATCTCTGTAAGCCATCATTTTTCTTGTGTCAATAATTAGACTTTCTCCAATATTGGCCTTCATAAGCTTTGTATTAACTGTCAGTATGCATGGGCCTTCGCCACTTATTCTATATATTGGTCTGCACAGATCGTATGGATTGTATATTGTACTGTTTGAAGTCTCAATATCACCTGACTCGTGAAATTCGTATGGATAACAAATAAATGTGGCTGTAAACCGCCCATATCTCATGATTTCTCTTTCTATTCCACTATGTTCTATCGTTAATACATCGTAATAAAAATCTGGAGATTCCGAAAATTGCAATTTTCCTTTCCCGGTAAGCCACCTTTTTAAATCATGTATGCTTTCTCGGAAATCGTCTGATAGCACAGAAAAAATGCAAGTGACAACAATGTTACTAACACTCCCATCCTCCACTATCAATTCACCTTCTTGGCCTGAAATACTATATGAATTGTAATTGTGCTTCGCCTGTGTGATATCCGGGATATCATAAAGAAAGACACCGTGGTTTCCCCCGGTGTCCCCATTAAATGAGATCTCATAATTTTCATTTTGATACATCACGCACCTCTTGCCTTCCTAACTCCCCGTTGTCTCTCTCCGATTTTTCTGATTGTGTAATCTGCCATCGTCTCTCTCAATGGTGTCCCATCAACATTTGTGTTATTTATCACCTGTATAGTAACGCCTTCAAGCACTCCTGTTAAATCAATATTTCCTGATCCTGTTCTATTTTCTCTTGCAGATTCTTTTGCATATTTCATGGAAACGTCATGCGGGATTACCTTTGATCCATCTGGCAGATAAGTTAATTCTCCACGTCCGCCCTCATTCATTCTGGCAAATCCACCTGACCAGTCATCTGTACCGTGTAGCAAATAAGGAATATATCCAATGGATACACCAGGAATCATATTGATCACATCAAGTGCCCAGTTAATGCCGCCAATCACATCATTCACGAATCCTTTAACAGTAGAAACCAAGTCCGCTACTGCACTGGAAACTCCATCAAATATCCCGGAAACAAAAGAAGTCAAACCATTCCAAGCTGTCTGTATACCGTTAAAAACACCAGCAATAAATTCCCGAACATTTCCCATGACCGAAGATACAACGGAATAAATACCGTTAAATACTTTTCCAACCACACCAGTTAATACCGATATAATACTCCCTACTGTATTAAATGCCTTTGATGTGAAATCGCATATACTTGACCAAGTACCAGAAACAACACTGAAGACTGTAGAAAACACCCCTGTTACAGCTCCTATAACAGTCCCCACAACCTGGACAATCGTAGCTATTATATCTGCTATAAATGCAACGATTGGCGATATCACACCCATAATAGCTGCAATCACTGTCCCAATGAAAGAGACCACGGGAGATATTGCTGAAATAATCCCCGAGATTACAGAAATTACGACTGATAGTATATTGGTAATAATGGGGACAAGTGTCTGAATAACTGACATTATCACGTTTATGATGGCAATTGCTGCTGGCATTAATGAAGTAACAATATTTGCAACAACGGTTATTATATTTGTTATCACGGGTAACAATGAGCCTACAAGTTGCGCAATCATCGGCGCGATTGCTGCGGCAAGCTGTCCTATAATTTCTGCGATTTGTACTAAAAACGGTGCCAATTGATTAAACAGGCTCACTAAAACGGGCAGCACCGTGGTTGTTACCTGTAAAACAGTATTCACAATCTGTACAAAGACAGGCATTAAATTTGCTACAGCAGATTGTATTGCAGGCAATATTGCGGATGCGATTCCGCCAATAGTGGTCCCCAATGTGGTGAAAACCGGAACCAATGAGCTTCCTATTATTGCAGCCAGTGCCTGGATCTGCGGACCGAAATTCTGAAATAACAAAATAATCATTTTCAGTGGAGGTGATATAAGCCCTAAAATTGCCATAAATCCTGTTTGGAACCCACCGGCGCCGGTTAATCCCCCCTTAAAACCTGATGTCAATCCCGAGAAAAATCCAGAAAACGCTTCCGCAATTGTACCTATTATGTTTTTTGCTGTTCCAAATATACTTTGTAAAGCCGGAACGAAATTTGACACACTTTGCATGAAACCATCAAAAATACCGGGGAGCATAGGCTTAATAAATTCTACCGCCGAAGATACCATACCTTTTATGGTTTCTACGGCGGGTTGTATTTTACTTACAACTCCACTAAATTTCCCCTCTATCCCATCCAAAGCAGAACCATCGCTAATTCCCGAGAATAAAGTAGCACACTTCTCCTTTATTGAGCTTATGATTGGCTCAATGATAGCTTGTATTCCCTGCCAAATACCGATGACATGTTCCCGAAATTCTTCATTCGTCACCATTAGATGTGCAAACCCTGCAGCCAGCCCGGCCACTAATGCAATTACAATTCCTGCGGGGCTGGAAACCATAGCAAAACCTTTTGCCAATGCCGCCCCTATTCCAGCTAATTTCCCCGTTAACATCAATGCTGGTGCAATCGCAGCCACTATAGCTCCAACAGTCACGATAAACCTTTTGGTCGAATCATCGGCATTTGCGAAATATTCAGAGAATGTATCTATTTTATCTGTTATCATCATTATGGCTGGAACCATCATATCAATCATTGTAGAGCCTAATAAGACACCCATGTTCTTCACCTGGTTCCAGGCCTTACGCAGCTTGTCTCCATTTGTTTGTAGTTTTTCGTATGCCGCATTTGTGGCCCCCGCAGCATCACTCATCTGTCCCAACTTGTCATTAAAAGTATCGAACTGCGAACCCGTGAGAGCCGTCATAGCCGTTACCGCCTCTGTACTTGAAAATAGTTCAGCCATTTTATCAGCCTGTCCGCCAGTCTCATTCTGAACTATTTTCAACATACCTGCCAGTCCTTCGCTTTCAAGCATCGCCTGGCCTGAAGAGTAACCGTATTTTTCTATTACGCCTTGCATCGCAGTTGTTGGTGCCATAAGATTCGAGAATACAGCTTTAAGCTGTGTAGACACTTCCGCAGTATTTCCAGTTACACCAGTTAAGGTAGCCATGCTTCCGAATAATTCCTCGTATGACAAATTCAATGAATTAGCCAAAGGGAAAAGCGGCTGCATAGATTTTGCCATTTCCGGGAAAGTAGTAACTCCCAACTTCGCTGTCTGGAATGCTAAATCAGATATTTTCTGCGCCGTTTCATTTGAAACATCGTTGTATCCTTTCATTCCGGCGGAAATAAGCGCTACGGAATCTGATACCTCTGCGCCTCCAGCTTTTGCTGAACGGGCCATTGTAGTAAAAATACGTTCTGTCTCTTCCCCGCCGTCCCCTAATGAAGAAATCGCCTGATACATGCCAGCGCTCATTGTCTCAAGAGAAAGCCCCGTATTGTCGCTAATTCTTCTCACTGCATTCTTATAACCTTCTAAATGAGACGGATCATCCAGCAATGTATTGACATTCGCCATACTATCTTCAAAATCAAGTGCCATTTTCCCGCTTGCGGCTCCAACTCCAGCCACAGCCGCAGATATAGGCGCGAATTTTTTTGATGCTGCTTCAAACTTCTGAGAAGCAGACTCGAATTTTTTTTCGAGTGTATCCAAAGATGTCTGAGCTGTAGAAAACGCCTTTTTTATATCGCTCATATCTCCTTTTCCAGCTACCGACAATACATAATCAGACACGTTTTCTACCCCCTTTTCTTCTGGGCGGGGTCAATCCGTTTGTTTGGTATATTAAATCAACCCACCCCTTTCCTTCTTGCTTTTCTGTCTCTTCTATTACATGAATATTTTCTTTTACAACGTCTTTATTTGCTTTCTTCTGTTTTTTCTTCCAAAGCCGGATAAACCTCTTATTTTTCTTTCGGAATGCATTACTTATCGCATTCAGGGCAGCATCCCTGAACATTGTGGAATCAGATACAGCTTTGTTCTCCCAAGCTTTATAGATGAATGCTTTCTCGCACGGAGTAAGCATCTCATAATCTGATTTTGAATATCCAAAATTAACCACAAAAAAGGCAAAGTCTATCTCTTTCTGATAGTCCTTTGCCATTTTCTCATATTCGCTGTCTTTTTCGTCTCCTCCGAAATACTCAAAGTCTACTAGTCGGCTGGGAATAAAAAAGGGCAGTCACGCTGTATTGCTGTAACAACCGCCTCATTGACTGCAAGATACCCAGATTCCTCAATGAGTTTGTCAGCCATCTCCATGCCTTCTTTAGGCTTCACAAATGTATCTCCGTCTTCTTCTTTTAAAGCGTACGCTATGTAAGCCTTAAGGGATGAAATGCTCAACATCCCCCTATTTTTAAATAACTCAGGCATTGATGGCATCCCCATCGCATTCTCAATCATTTCAATTCTCTTCAGATTAAACTTCAGTTCATATTTTTTTCCGTTCGCCTCAAACATATTTGTTCTGACCTCCCATTATTCTTCTTCTACATTTGCTGTGGATGGGTTTGCTCCAGGCATGGTATCTGGTTCAGTAGGCGCTGCAATAAGGTCTACTAAAGCTCCCATCCCTTCCAGTGTTAAACTGTATGTTACCGCATCATCAAAAGGCGCTTCTACCGGATAATCCGTAATCACGGCCAATCCGCCGAACATTCCTTTTTTCGTCTTGCCATTCACTACCTTAATACATACTGGATCGCCCGCATCAAATGCCTTAGCTAATGCCTTATGAGAATCATGATCAGGAACATAAAGACCATCATTATCAATGCTCCACTCCTTCATACCGGCAATTTTCGATTTCCATCCTCCCTGTGTATCTTTACTGGTTATTTCGATAGAATCCGCCGACCTGTTAATTGTCAGCCCCTGCTGTCCAGAAACAGCCATCAGCTTTGCCCCTGTGCTGTCCCATACAGCAAGAAGGATATCTTTACCTGCTATTGCTTTTGCGGCGGATGAAGAAAAGTCACAATACGCACCGCTGTCATATCCATCGGCAAACATTTGTAAATTTATACCTTTCATTAACTTGCTCCTTTCATTTACATTTAAATCCGTAGCACACCGTGAACTGATACAGTGATACCGCGTGCTTTTCGTTAGTCTCATCAGTTTTAATAGTTTGTACCCCCATGTTGGTCTGCATGATCAATTCATAACCATCTGGCAGTACAATTTCATCTGTCATAGCCTCCTCCATACCCTTTATTAAATCATTGACCTGTACGGATGATGCTCCTGGCTCTGCGATTGAATGTAACCAAACCTGATAAATCATGCGGTACATAGTTTTAGTATCTGCCGGCCGACTTCGTATTATCTCGGCGAAATAAAAGGGGCTGGCTGCGTCCTTGGGTACTGCATCATAACACAGCTTTCCAGTACCATCCTCTATTCTCTTTTTAATCGCCAGCAACAGATCATTAAACGACAATTGTGTATACATATATCATCCTTTCTTGAGGGCTTCTTTTAGGTCCTTATAATAGATAGGCATCTGTGCATCAACGTTATTTTTCAAAAAATGCTGTCCTTGCACAAACCCACCATTACGGGTTCTATGCCCATACTCAACGTGAGGAGCATATTCTTTCGTGTATCCAACCTCTCCGCCTTCCATTGATGAACTTTTTCTAAGCTCTTCAGAATCTACAGGGGTGCCGTCACTACGTGCCGTATTCAGGATTTGTGTGAGGTTCTTTTTAAGGACGGCATCAAACCGTATAGCGTTAAGTCTTTCCAGTTCTTTTTCAAGTTTTGCGATATCACCGCTATTCAGTTTTATACTTACCTTACTCATTTATTTGCTCCCCTTTATATGCTTTCACATGTAAGAGTACGAAACGAGGTGATAAATCAATTATTCTTTTTATTTCATAGTTGAGTCCTGCAATCCTCACTTTTTCACAAGTTGGGAAATCAGAAAAAGGAAGCCGCAGTAACAGCTTCCTCTGATTTTGTGTAATATCCCGGCCTTCAAGATGCACCTCTTCATTTGCCCACGGTGTAAATCTTCCTGGGCAATCTTTTACTCGAAAGTCGGAATATTCAGCATTCCCCAGCATATCTTCACCGACCTTTTCTTTCCTGATCAGGCTGCACTCTTCCCACTTCACCGGAACCTCACCACCCTCCCTGAGCCTACTTTATTCAATTTACGCGACACCCATCCCTGTATTTCCGCCTCGTATTCACTTAGCACATTATCGACAAATGATGTGTTTATGTCCGCAGTTCCTTCAGACGAAATTCCTTCGTAGTAAGTTCTGCGATACATTTTCACTACGGCGTCCGCGCAAATCGAATCAAAAGCATTAGGAAGGCTATCTTCACCTAGCTGTATACAAATACGGTCAGTAACCGTATCTATTAACTCCTGCACTAAGTTTATGTCTATATTTTCGCCAGACAATCTCCGTTCAACCCTTACAAGAATACCCATACCACCCGCCTCCTTTCAGCCTCAATTTATTCCGAAGGCACAGGTGTAGGCTGAATAGTGGACACAATTACACCGTCCAGGTATTCAGGATAAAAAAGCACACCAGAGAATACCAGCGTTTCCACGGACGCATTCCCGGTGGTTACGGCGTGTGTCATTCCGATTAACCCTGTCGCATCCGAGGTCAGCCCGAATGATGCGGCTAAATCTCCAGACGTTGCCGGAACATATGCTCCTCGGATATTTTCCTTTGCCGTTGCAATCAGTTTTCCAGCTGGTAATGTCGGAGAAACAACCAGTGTTCCCAGTCCTATGAAATCGCTGATATAAGACATGCCAAACGCAGTCTGCATTGTAACCTGAGCATTCGCAAGATATGTAGCAACATCATCAGAAGACACAAAGAAAATAGGTGTAGCGTCTTCATCTTCATAGAATTTTTTTACCGCGCCCCACGCTGCAGATAATGCGGCCTGCAGGCCAACACCTTTTGCAGTCCCGGTGCCTGTTGACAAAAGACTATAAAACTCCTTTTTTATTTCCTTCTGGATACCAGAAATCAGTTTTTCATCAGTCTTATTAATCGCAAGTTCTCTTCCACTTCTCTGAATAGCCTCCGCTGTGGTCTGTTTTCTGAATTTCTTTAATGTAAGTTCGAGAGTTTTTGCTAACTTCTGCTGGATTTTAGTAAGTGCAATCTCTTCACCTTCCGCAACCTGTGCCGGTGTATTAACCCGTGTCATCTTGTACATTTTAATAGTAGTGCCTTCGCTCATTGCATCAAGGTCTACAATTCCAAGAAGGTTCTGCAACTCTGTTATATTGGTGCTTAACCTACTGGCAAAATCTACGGATATTGCTGGTTCTAAGTCTGTAGTCGTAATCGTATTTTCTGGCGCTGCAAACAATTGTAACCTCAAATACTCTTTATTTTTCATTTTCTACCTCCATCACTTAAATAATTCCATGTTCTCTCTAATGAGCCTTTGTCTTTCAGACCGGTCTTTAACAGCCATTATCTGTTCCTTTGTCACTCCAGAGGGTGCACCGGTCTTAGGGATATTTCCTTTCAGTGCATTTGCCACAGCTCTTTTTACTGCCGCTTGAAAAAGTCCCACAAAAGAATCTATCGTAGACTTTGTTTTATCCGCGTCCTCTGATACAAGCATAGATAACAAATCATCACTCACATTGATTTCTTTGTCTGCGAGCATTGTCCTAGCTGTCTTGGTCATTTCTGTAAGGCTCTGTTGTTTCATCAAAGTCTCAAGCTGTCTTTTCATTTCGTCCCGCTCATGTTCCGCACGTTCCTGCGCATTCATCTCCGCGAGTTTCTTCGCCTCTGTAAGCTCTTTCTCTTTCTTTTCCTGCCATTCCGCAAACTTTTTATTGATGAGCTTATTCAGATCTTCATCTGTATATTTTGCTTCAGGCTTCGTCTCTTCTTTTTTGTCTTCAGGTTTCGGGTCTGCGGGAGCCGGGTCTGTCGGTATAGTTTCTGACGGCGCCGGGTCTGCAAACATCTGCAATAATAAATATTCCTTGTTTTTCATATCTCTTACCTCCGTAATTTTAAGTCATCACGCCTGACTATTTCCGTAGCTTATAGCGTCCACGCCTGGCTGTAAACCGTAGCTTTTAGTGCCTTCCACGCCTGGGCAATCATCCTATTGTTACATTTTCCGGGTACTGGTTCGCAATCATACAAATACCAATAAAAAAAGAATCCATCAGTTTTTTAGATACCTCTGACAGATTCTTGAATCTCATATCCGCTATGCCATCGCTAAACGAATAGGATATATCATCCTTTGTAAGCCATTCAATTGACCTTATAAGCGTCTGCGCTAGTACAGACACCGCCGCACACACAATATCTTTTCCTTCCTCCGCATACTGTGCGTGCCCTGTAATAGTAATCCTTTCCTCATTGATTTTAACAACAATCAACCGCATCCATCCTTTCATCCAGCGTTCCCTGCTGGTGGGAGATAATGGGACCACCGCCTTTCTATTCATCTTCCTTTCCAATTGACACAGCTATGAGCTTCAGCACTTTATCACCTCCTTAACAATTCTGCGGTCCTGTCTATGTCAATAGCCCCTGTGCATCGCATAATCACCTGTTTCCCGTCCAAAATTATTACAGCCGGCAATTTATCAATACCATATTTTTCGGCCGTAAATGGGTCGTTCTGCGCATTTATACGGCATATATACTCTGCTCCCACTTCATCCTCCAAAGGGATAATAAATACATCATCATAAAAGTGGCATGGCGGACACCAAGGAGCATGGAAAAATAACAATTTTTTCATAGTTCTTATCTCCCATTACTATTTTTGACGTGCCATTGCATCTTTTATACTCTGTGCCCGCTCCGTATTAGATTTATGCCTATTTTCATAATCATTCATCCATTTATCCCAGTCATCCACCTCTATAGTGAATGTGCACCGGCACCAGGCGTGGAACGGTGGGAAATTCACTCCGGGTGAACGGTCCTTGATATCGCAAACCTGTCTTGCCGCCCCCCGGCATATCCTGCATACCTTGCCATCCCCTACGGTGGAAATTTTATATTTTTCAAAATCCTCCACAAATGGCCGTATACTGGCCTCGGCCATAACATAAGTCCCTTCTGTGTAAATGAGGCGGTACATGTCATTGCGGCATACATTATTAAAACGCAGCTTCATCTGGCGCGCAATCCGGTCATAAGAATCGCCGCGCGCAAAAGCCTGTGCAATATCAGTATTCAGGTAATCTGATAGTTTGTCCGTGTTCTTCCAGATGCGCCGGCTAAAATCCGCTCCTGCAGTCCATGATTGATTAACAATGGCTTTAACCAGTTCTGAATTTTCTGCATAAAATTTTTTCCCGAATCCCATAACTTCCGCTGCGGCACTTGCCCCTCTTGCGGCTTGTGTCCGCAAATGAGCATCTAATTGTTTAATATTCACAGCACCAATTTCCAATTGTTGTATTCTGATTGATGTCTGCAGCCCTTCCAAGCGGTTTAGTTTATATATGGACTCTCTTACAGGGAGCAAATGTTTGTACTGTGGGTATTTCCTTCCAAATTCATCCATCTGCTCTATTAAGAGGCGCTTATCGGTATCAGATAGGGATTCCATAAGCGTGCGATATTGAATGACATTGTTCTCGCCATACTGTTGATAATATACAGCAATCTGTTTTTCCAATTTCCGATATTCCGAATCATAAAAGGACGAAAGCCTTTTTTTAAGTTTGGCTTCGTCTCTCTCCATCTGACTATTTAATCGCTGTTGCCTCTTCTGCCAATACCCCATCTTCTACCACCGTCCTATTTGTCGGGTAATCTGTTTTATACCCTGTTGCATCCTGTTCCTTCTCTATACGTTCAATTTCGTTCTTTGCGCTGTCTACAACAGAAAGAACTGAAAGCTGTGTTTCGCGACTCGTAACACCGGATAAATTCCCGGCAATTTGGCTCTCTTCAAGAATATTAGCCGGAATATTTTGTGTAAATTTATAACGAATGCCTACCCACGCATCTTTTTTCACATCTGACAAGGGGTTACTAAAAATCAATCGGTATCTCCTGTTCATTCCAGAAGTAAACTTTCGTTCCTTTGTCTTCGCAAGATTACTCATGGCTTGCAATTTATATTTTAATGCTATACCTGAACTTGCCCCAAAGCTTTCGTCTGATATATTGGCCACCATAGAAATCTGGTATATAAGGCGTTCCAGCCTGTCAATCAAATGCTCTTGCGTTGTATCTCCATTGGGTTTTTCCAAGAACTTAACTACAAGATTCGGCGTATCATCACCAGGAAAATTAATAATACGGTTTTCTCGTAAAGATTTTATATCTTCTTCGTCCATATCTGCTCCCAGCACAATCATATAAGCATCCGCGAAGTAATCAACATCATTCGCTTTTTCTGACAATGCTTTATTATAGGCGTTTATCATTGGGAGGACACCTTCAAATATTCCGATGCGTTCTTCATTTTCTACGTATTCTGTTGCTGGAACACCGTCAAATCCGTGAAGCTTAGGCTCGTCCACCCATTTGTAAGAACCGTTATGAATAAAGTGCTGCACAATTCGTCCATCAGACCAGCTACCGTGTTCCACATTGTCAGCATCTAAATAATGCCTGACAAAATATAACGGCCTCTCCAAAATAGAATCATCATAGATCATGAACGCCTGCATAGGTGACAGATATGTAATTCCTATATTCCCAATTTCATCCACATAATACATTTCATAACCGCTACCGTAAATGCTACATGTTTTTGCCAACTCTGCATTATTATCGTCCTGGTCATTATACTGATCCAAATACTCCAAATACGCCGCCACTGCTGGCTCATCATGTGTCTCCTTGATGGGTACTCCAATAAAAAAACCATTCATGGTATCAGTAATGTATTTCGCAAAGTTTACTGCAATACGGTTATCTGGCTTATATTCAGGCTTAGCAGCGTTATGGAGTATATCATAATCATTTTCATATGCGTCATGAAGTTTTTGATAACGTTTAGATATCTCCTGCTTATGCTTCGTCATGTATTTTCCCAGAAGCTCCGGCGTCATTGGCGTCCCCGATGGTATTTTAAACATTTTATATACCTCCTGTTACCTTCTTATATTTTGGACGTGTACTTATCTTCCTTAAAAGGCTGGCTGCACTGTCTGGGCTGTCATCATGATCAGCAAACTCATTATAGTCAAGCACTTCATTTATGTATTCTGGATCTGTATCTTCTAGCCATATGATGTTTTTCCACTCTTTCCGTAGGTATGTTGATATCTTTACAAATTTATTCATGCTTTCGTGGTACCCGGCTACAGGCAGCCCCATACTGCGAATTTCTTTTTTTAGATATCCTTTGTCTGCGTTGTCCTCGCAGTAAATGGTTCCTGCACGGAATTTTTCATGGATTTGCGCTATCTGCGTCAAACAGTCATCCACATGCCTCTCCCAGCGCTTCCCAAGACCAATGACAGAACCGTCTTTATGCCTCTTGAAAATAGTGAATGCAGTTCCATCGCTCCCATTGTAACCAGCGTCAATGTGGGCCATTCCATCATAGATAAGGCTTTCCTCATTTGTGAATTTCGGTTCCTTGAACATAGCATCTTTATCGGCTATATGTTTTAACTCATAATTTGCAGCGAATAAGCTGTCCGACATACTTTGACGCAAGCTTTCCAGTTTGCTCCTGCCAATAAGGCCCGTGGAATAGCAATCATACCGTTTTACGTTTGGCATTATGGAAATTGCATCTTCTTTGTGCCAAGGTGTCCCGGTATTGATAAACCTTCCACCACGATTACAGATATTTTGCAGCTCCATGAATTGTATTTTTGTCTTTTCTCGTTCGGCTCGGCTAATTCTATCCTTTAAATTAACGATATCATCAGTCACCACAATATCAGCATGTTTACCCGTTATAGATGTCCCAATACCCAGCCCGATCACCTGAGATACGCCTTTAGCGGATACACAAAGGTTCGTATGGATTTCTGCGCCTGTTTCTTTTAACAGGTAAATATAACAGCCATACAGCGCATATGCAATCATCTGCATAATGTCAGATTTTAAAATTTTTTCGGCCTGTGTCATGACTTCTATCACGTCCGTGTCAGTCTTTCTGAAAAAAATAACATTTTCATTAGGGCAGACAACTGTGTGAATTGCAAGAAATAAAGAGAGATCCGTGGTTTTATATGAGCCACGGTGGGCAAGGAGCGTTTGGTCAGTCTTGGACAGCAAAAATGACCGAAGCCAATCGTTATGCAGCTCGGTCAAATCCTTAAATCCAACTATATGTCCTATCTTGTAAGGGATATCCCTAACCAGTTCTAGGGCCTGTTCATAACTTAGTCCCAAATATGTGCTCCAATTCTTGCACCGTTTCTTGCGATGGTGTCACTTTTATATCGACCTTGTCATTCCACATGCCCAAATGTCTCCCCAGTAGCTCTAAAGCCTTCTCTTTATCATTCAGTTTTATCTCAATTCCATTAGCGCCTTCTTTGATACCAGCGATTGCCCTTACCTGTTCGTCTGTCAGTTCGTCTGTATTCTTAATCCTGACACATCCGACTTCTACCTCTGCATAGTCTGTAGCCCTTGCAAACGCAATGGCTGCCAATTCCCGGACTACTCTATCCTGAGTTACTTCTGTTCTCTCCTGCCGTTCCTCTGTGCGTTCTTGAATATAGGCCGAAACCTTAACATTTCTTAACAGTCTGGCACCTGCAGCCGCCGCTGTCTCATCCTTCCTGCAATTCTTATAAGCTGCTTTGTAAGCCCTCGTGGCATTCAGATCCACAAGGTATTCATCGGCAAATATTTTCTGTCGTTCTGTTAATGCCATTAGACTCACCTCTTTTTGCACATTAAAAAGAGACGGCGCTAAACCGTCTCATAATCCATTACTTATATTCTCCCATTTTATAAGGCTGCCGCTCTACCTCTGAGCTATATGCCTATAATAAAAGCGCCCAGCCAGTTATCTGACCAGACGCTCTCTTATTATGTATTTAGTTTTTTAGATATCTTAGCATTTGGACTAAATAGCCTCCACTCATAACATCAGTCTCATCTTTATCCAAATTTCTCTTGCCAAAATTCACAAATCCATTGCTTGTATAAAAATCAATCAATTGAGGCTTGTCTTCGCATTCCAAGTATACAAACTTCCCTCCGACATCTGTTTGTATACTTTTTACTTTATCACAGGCAAGCTTCAGCAACTCATCACCTGTGATCAATTTATCGTATCCCTTATTGAAGTTTTTACCTAACTGGGCAATAAGTGGAGCAGACATGATATACCGCTTCATGGAGACATCCGGTTGCGAAAATTTTGATATTTTCTTTTGCAATGTCTTGCTCATATTTGCTTTGTATATCATGATCACTTTTGTTACCAGTGTAAAATATCCTACCAGAACTAAGGTATCCTTATACGATGCAAAGACAAGATGCGTCGCTGCCCAACCCTGTTTCGCAAATACAATTGCCTTATCTCTTATATAAAATTCGACATCCTTATTTAATGGACACGAAAAATCAGAGAGAATAGCTTTTACTCTATCCTCTCCAATTTCGCTTATCATTTCTGCTAAATTTACTTGTACAAAACCAGCTATCATGCTTTATCTCCAAATAGTTCTCTTATTTTTTCTCCGGAGATTTCTTTGAAGCTTCGGCTCAATTGTACATCCTTGCCTCGCCTTCCGCTAGCGTTCTCAATTGCTGACGCAAAAGTACGACAAAGTTTATTGTCTCTAATGTTTACGTCCTTAATAATGCTTTTTGTCGCCATAACCCCATCTCCCTTGGCATGTGAGAGTGAAAAAAATTGCATGACAAATAAACCTATACCGTCAACCAATGTTATAATTCATATTAAATATCATGCTCTTTATTTACTTTTAGTTTATCCTCTTATAGTTTATAGTATACTACGGATTTTCGAAATTGCAACCACTTTTCAATTTTATTTGATCTTTTCTAATACTATTTTATGCATTTTGAGTTACAAAATGATACCTTATAATTAAATAAAACACCCTACAATAAATTGGCATAGAGTGTCTTAATAACTTCCATATTTAAATGATACATATTGCTTACCCCGGGGGATAATCCCGGAGGTTACACAGCGCTCAGTGCACATTATGCTGTCGTACTCCCTGCCTCTCCGGTGATCCGGCGGCAGATAAGCTAATACACCGCCGTAACGGTGCTGTTATCCCAGACCTGGGACATACGGTTTAATGACTTTACCGCGGTCATTATATAGCAGTCACGCAACCCACCCCGTACTGCTCTGGCAACCATAAGTTCCTTTCATTGCCCCAACCCATTTTTTTATATACTTCTATGCTTCATATTATAAGTCAATCCCCACAGAATGTCAATCGTTTTATAACAAATATATCAACTAGAACACATTATTAAAATGTACCTTGCATATCTGCTCACATTCCCACATGGAAAGCCCTACCACTGCCGCCGTCTCCACGATATCGAAGCAATGTATATACCTGTAAGACAGTACAGCTTTTATGTATCCATCCGGGATAGTCTTAATATAATCGCAGGCCCTCTCAATCAGTTCCCGATTTTCCTTACGCAGCGCTGATATCATCCGTTCTATGTCAACTTTCTCTTCCACTGTTGCCATCCCGGATTGAGTCCCACCCATCCCATGAGGCATCCCATCGGACTGCACGGCAGAAATACCGTATTTACTGCATAAATCCTCGTATTTGGTCTTTAGCTGTACAAGCCTACGTTTATTCACACCTATTTGCTTCAACTCTTTCTCGGTCATAGATGGGCTTTACCTCCTGTCTAATCGCTGAAGGAAATCATTATACTGATAACTCTCACAAGCTCCTGTTTTATGCCGGAGGAGAATGTGATGCTCATACAGATTTACAACCTGCATCCGGCGGCTTACCTTGACAATCCGTCTTCCATCGTCTTTTACCTCCACTTTTATGTACACAATATCTCCGCGCTTTACTCCGTACCGCTTTTCTCGCGCCCTTATATTCTCCTCCCGCCTGATTGCGGGCAATGCTTGCTCGTATGTAGGGTCCGGGCAACCTGATCCGTTTTTTATCATCTATCTTTCTCCTTTCTAGGTATTCCAAAACTGTCATTTTTCCGCGTCCTTATGTCCTCCCAGAAATTTTCTATGGTTTTAAATCGGTATCCGCAGGTTTGACACTGCCTCCGCCTCAATACTGCAAAACCGTCTAAGCTCTCCTCTGTATCCGTTACCTGCGTTTTGCCGCCGCATTTCTTGCACTTCATGACTCGCCTTTCTCTTTCTCGCCGTTTTCCAATAGCCACTGGAACACCAGACGGTTTGCAATATGTGTAAAACCTATAAGGTCTGTATCATCACCGGTTATTCCAATATATAGGAGATGTACTGCCATAATCATTGCAGTAAAGTCATCTGTAAGGTTCTCCTCTTCCAGTTCTATTTTGGGCATTTCCGTTCCTTCTCTTTCATCTACATCTAAATATAAGTCTCTCAATGCTGTCGCAAACTTTTCTACTCTTTTATTAAACTCATTTTCATTCATTTTTATTTTCCTTTCACAATTCTTTTATCTTTTCACCACAGTTTCATCACATTTTCCCGGTATAGTAATACTCAACAAAGGGCGATAACCTTTTTCATATAGACTTTTCTTTTTCATACTGCCGGGCCTGCTGACCCGGCCCTCCTACT